GTTCTAGATTGAATGCAACATACGCTGACTTGGCAGAAAAATATACTGCTGATGCTGATTATGAGCCAGGAACAGTTTTAGTATTTGGTGGCGAACATGAAGTTACATTATCAACAGAAACAGATTCATTCAGAGTAGCTGGTGTTGTAACAACTAACCCAGCATATACTATGAATAATGGTTGTGAAGGTGAACACGTTGCTACTATTGCTCTACAAGGTCGTGTGCCAGCTAAAGTAATTGGCCCAATCTTTAAAGGTGATCTATTAGTATCAACAGGTAATGGATATGCTACCGCTAATAACATAGCACGTGCAGGTACTATTATTGGTAAGTCACTAGAAAACTTCACTGGTGCTTCTGGCATAGTTGAAGTAGCTGTAGGACGATTCTAATACAATTTCACACTGTACTTTTTGTAATGATAAGTACAGTGTGATTAATGTATTTCAATTAAACTATGATTCCAGACTAAGAAGCTGGTATGATCTAAGACAAACTCTCCAAAACGCGGATACCAAAACCAAATGTTTAGAAATAGACAAGTGGTGGCAATCCGCACCATTGGTTAACCATTATCTTCACCCACATGAAATAGATACATGGCCAACGCCCTGGGAACTATTATATGACAACGAATACTGTCATCTTGCACGAGGTTTGGGAATGATATATACACTTATGTTAACGGGTATAAAAGATATTGACTTTTGTTTAGGAAAAGACGATAATAATGAAGACGTGGCATTAGTCATGGTTGACCGCGCAAAATATGTATTGAATTACTGGCCCGATATGGTAGTAAATATCAATCTAAAGAATTTTAAGATAACAGATAGTTTAAGTTTAACAAACATAACAACAAAAATATAATAGGTGAAATATGATAATAAACGTCACTAAACGCAGTGGTAAAAAAGAGCCACTAGATTTGGAAAAATGGCAAGCACAAGTAGCAAAAGTATGTAAAGGGATAGCAGATGTAAGTCCCTCAATGATTGAAATTAAAAGTCAACTACACTTCTATGATGGAATCTCAACTACAGAGATAGATGGAATAACATTACGAGCAATTGTTGATTTAATTGACGTAGAAAATAATCCTGATGTTGGTCACACTAACTATCAATTTGTAGCGGGTAAACAACGTGTATCTATGTTACGTAAAGATGTATATGGATCATACGAAGTTCCGCATCTCTACGAGATTGTTAAAAAGAATGTAGCTACAGGATTATATACCAGTGAACTACTAGAATGGTATACAATGGAAGACTGGAACAAGATGAATGATATGCTTGACCATTCTAAAGATGAGCAATATAGTTATGCCGCCATTGAGCAATTGATTGAAAAATACTTAGTAAAGAATAGAAGCACAAAGGAAATATATGAAACTCCGCAAATTAGATACATGGTTGCAGCCGCTACAGTCTTTCATAAAGAAGAACCTAACAATGCTAGAATGCGCTATATCAAAGAGTATTACAACGCTGCCAGTGATGGTCTTTTTACTCTTGCTACTCCTGTCCTCGCTGGGCTTGGCACTCCTACTAAGCAGTTTAGCAGTTGTGTTCTCATTCGCTCAGATGATGATTTAGACAGTATTTTTGCTAGTGGAGAAATGATGGCTAAATATGCTAGCAAACGTGCTGGCATAGGCTTAGAGATTGGACGATTACGTCCTTTGGGCTCACCGATTCGCGGTGGTGAGATTATGCATACAGGCATGATACCTTTCTTAAAGAAATGGTTTGGTGACCTACGTTCGTGCAGTCAAGGAGGTATTCGTAATGCAAGTGCTACTGTTTTTTACCCTATTTGGCATCATCAGTTTGATGATCTTATTGTACTTAAGAACAACCAAGGAACCGAAGAAACCCGAGTCCGTCATATGGATTATGGGGTTGTGCTTAGTGCTTTCTTCTGGAGACGATTTAAAAACAAAGAAAACATAACCTTCTTTGATCCTAATGAAGTTCCTGATTTATATGAAGCATTCTATTCAAATACAGAGTTGTTTGAAGAACTATATGTGAAATATGAAAAGCGTAAAGACTTACGCAAGAAAACAATGAATGCAGAAGATGTATTCAAAGGTGGTATTCTTAAAGAGAGAACAGATACAGGTCGTATCTATTTGGTATTCGTAGACAATGTTATGAATCAAGGTCCGTTTGACCCCGAGTACCATACAATTTACCAGAGTAACTTATGCTGTGAAATTCTTCTTCCTACTAAATCTTTTAAACGTCTTGATGATCCTGACGGTCGTATTGCTTTATGTACGCTCGGATCTATTAACTGGGGTGCATTCCGCAATCCTGAAGATATGCGCCGCGCTTGTCGCATTCTACACCGTAGCCTCAATAATATATTGGACTATCAAGACTTTCTAAGCATACAATCTAAACTAAGTAATGACGAGATTCGTCCATTGGGTATTGGTGTAACTAACTTAGCATACTGGCATGCAAAACGTAGTCTTAAGTATGGAGAGAAGGATGCCCTACAAGAAGTAAAATCTTGGATGGAACACTTAGCATTCTATCTAACTGAAGCAAGTGTAGAACTAGCACAAGAACGTGGTCGTTGTGCCCATAGTGATAAAACACGTTATGGACAAGGTATATTCCCCTGGGAACTACGTGCTAAAGGTGTTAATGAATTAGCTAACTTTGAACCAGAACTAAACTGGGAAGGTCTACGTGCTATGATGCGTAGTTATGGTGTCCGTAACGCTACACAAATGGCTGTAGCTCCTGTAGAATCAAGCAGTGTAGTTATTAACTCTACGAATGGTATCGAAATGCCAATGAGTTTAATCTCAGTTAAAGAAAGCAAAGCAGGATCGTTTGTACAAGTTGTTCCTGAATATCATAAGTTGAAAAACAAATATCAAATGATGTGGGAACAAAAAGATTGTGATGGTTACTTAAAGACAGCGGCAGTTATTGCGGCTTATGTTGACCAAAGTATCTCAACTAATACATTCTATAACCCTGCTCATTTCCCTGAGAGAAAAGTCCCAACAACATTGATTGCTAAAAACTTGATGCAAAGTCACTATTGGGGCTTAAAGACTTTCTACTATAGCTTGATTAATAAAGCAGGTAGCAAGAGCCAAGATGAAACTGTATTAGATTTGCCAAGTGGCTTTAATGATATGGATGACGAAGAATCATGTGAGTCATGTAAGCTGTAAGGAAAACAATGTCAAAACAACAATATAACTTAAACACTAAGACAGATTATTTGAATAGAAAAATGTTTTTGGACCCGGAAGGTCCCGTAACCATTCAACGATTTGAAGAAGTAAAATATAAAAAGATTGCAGACTTTGAAACAACGGCACGTGGTTTCTTCTGGGTGCCAGAAGAAGTTAGTCTTACCAAAGATGCTAATGACTTCAAAGAAGCCAGTGATGCAGTAAGACATATCTTTACTAGTAACTTATTACGTCAAACAGCATTAGATAGTTTACAAGGTAGAGCACCTAGTCAAGTGTTCACGCCTGTAGTGTCATTGCCTGAACTAGAAGCATTGATTTATAACTGGTCATTCTTTGAAACTAACATTCACAGTCGCAGTTATAGTCACATCATTCGTAACATCTATAATGTACCTAAAGATGTATTCAATACTATACATGATACAAAAGAGATTGTAGACATGGCATCTAGTGTTGGTCGTTACTATGATGAACTACACAAAGTTAACTGTCGCAAAGAGTTAGGTCAAGATGTGAACGAAAAAGAACACATCAAAGCAATTTATATGGCATTACATGCTAGTTATGCATTAGAAGCATTCCGCTTTATGGTATCATTTGCTACAAGTTTGGCAATGGTTGAGAACAAAATCTTTATTGGTAATGGCAATATTATCAGTTTAATTCTCCAAGATGAATTATTACATAAAGGCTGGACTGCTTACCTTATCAATCAAGTAGTTAAAGAAGATAGTCGTTTTGCACAAGTTAAGTCAGAGTGTGAAAGTGAAGTCTATCAACTTTATATGGATGTTATACGTGAAGAAAAAGACTGGGCAGACTATTTGTTTAAAATGGGTCCAGTCATTGGATTAAACGCTACGGTGTTAAAAGACTTTGTAGATTATACAGCAAATATCGCATTGAAAGAAATTGGTATTAGATATACTAGTCCAGCACCAAAGACAACTCCTATCCCTTGGTTCAATAAACACAGCGATACTAGCAAAAAGCAAACTGCACTACAAGAAAATGAATCAACTAATTATGTTATCGGTGTTATGACTGATATTATTAATTATGATGAACTACCGACTATTTAAAAGGAGAATAATAATGAAAGCAATCGTATGGAGTAAATATCACTGCCCTTACTGTGATCAGGCAAAGGCATTATTAACAAGTAAAGGTATACAATTTGAAGAACGTAAGATCGGAGATGGTTATACCAAAGAAGAATTGCTAGAAGCAATCCCAACAGCACGTACAGTACCTCAAATTATATTAGACGGGGTATTAATTGGTGGTTTCACCGAACTTAAACAAAAACTAACAGAAAGTATCTAATGCAAATAGCACTAAAATCAAACGAAGTATACACATTCAAATTAAACTCAGGTGAAGAACTCATCGCTAAAGTTATTTTAGCAGGGGCAGACTTTATTGTCATAGCAGAGCCAGTTTCTATTGCACCCGGACAACAAGGTCTACAAATGATTCCTAGCGTTTTTACCGCAAATCCGAAGGAAGAATTTAAACTAAATACTAATAGTATTGCAATGGTTGCACAAACTGATGATGGTATCAAAGTCAAGTATATTGAGGCAACTACAGGTATTCAAGTACCAGAGAAGAAATTAATTCTAGGATAAAATATGGCAGGGTTGAGTAGAAAAGGGGATACTAATTCAGAAGGTGGTGCAATTATGCGAGGAGCTGGCACTGTGTTCTGTAACGGTATACCTGTGGGGTTACATGTAAGTGTAATTTCCCCTCACGCTCCCTGGTCTAGAAAAGCTCACCCTCCGCATAAAGCCGCAACTACTACGTCGGCTAGTCCTACTGTATTTGCTGAGGGTAGTCCAGTACTAAGAATAGGCTCAACTAATTCATGTGGTCATAGTATTACTCAGGGTAGCGGAGATGTGTTTGTCCCATGAGTAATACAGGAAAACAAAGTCCCTTAGGCGTTAATGTTATGAGTGGTTTAATCCAAGGCAAAGGCTTTTGGATTAATAACACAGCCGCTAGTTACATGGGATCGTTTACAACTACTTATCCTTACCCAACAACACCGCCATATGACAACTATACTTATACCAATGGTTCAATCTCATCATTGAATAAATTAACTGATGCCATACAAGCAGGTTGGGCATTGTATGATGCTAGTCAAATTACAGATACTACTTATTTTAATTTAATTAATATTGGCAAAACAACGATACCTGCATTGGGTAAT